AGGTGTTATTTACCTGTCTATCCTCTGACAGGGCCGCTTAGCCAAGGGAAAGCGCGGTTGTTAACGAAATTGATTGGAACGGGTACTTCTTTGATCTTAAGATTCTTTGCTTGCGTCTGGAATTTCAATCCACACAGGTATCCATGCTGGTAAGCAGATTCCACCTGGCGTTGAAACTCGGGGGTGTAGCCCCAATATTTCCAAACCTGAACTCTCATAAATTCATCATCAACCCATTGGAGTTCCTTGCGTGTTTTCCTCTCCATTTCCAATTTCTCTTTCAGAAAACGGTCGCCCTCTCCCCACACCCCAACCATGCCATAGGTTTGCTTGTGCCAATAGTCCATCACGGGGTGAACCATAGGCAAACCTGCACTGACATGCCTGTTAGCCTCCACTATTCCCTTAAACACTTCACCGCATCTTCGCGAGCCATTCATGTTAACGACCCAAAACGCTCGGTGTAAAGTTCTTAGTGGATCAAGGTAGCACTTCCAATTTCCTTCTCCATCTTGCAACAATTTGCTATGGCAGAATTCTTCCTCCTCAATCTTCCGTGCTATCTCAACTTCAAGCTTCATTCCAGCAAATTTAGGGATAACATCCGATAACCATTCCATGAATTTGACTTCATCTCCTGATTCTAACCAGATGCATTGGTCGTCACCGTCACACAACAACTCGATAGTAGTATTAGAGAGCCTAGCTATCGTGTTGATGAGAAACATAACGACGAGGGAATTTCCCCCCCCTGTATCTCTGTCTCCAGACATACGAGTACCCACGGCAGTGTATTGGATGTTTCCAGTACGGCATTTGTTCTTGAACTGGAAGTCCATGAATCCCGCGGGTATGCCCATCATATTCTCATAAAACCAGTGAACGATTGTTAGTATATGAGTATGTAGATGAGCATCAAATTTGCTGAAATCGGCTTTAAGGCACACAGGGTTACGGAAATACCTCCTCTTCTCCAACCACAGTTTTGCGCGGTCATTGAAGTTTAGGCCCTTGGAACAGTCTGAAGTCTTGGTTGGGCCAAGACCGGGTCCCTTAAGCACAAGTTCCTCGATAGGTTCTAAGAACCTGTTTACTTCGACGTTTGTGCCGGGATCCCTATACTGTATCATGCGTGGTGGTTTTGAGTTGGCTATCTCTTCCGTGTACTTGTCCGCTTTAACGAAGCTGGTTATCTTGGTTTTCATATTGTTTTCGCGATGTGTGCGATTGAAACAATCAACCAGCTTCTTATATTTCGGACCGGTAAACTTCTTAATATATTCAGCAGAATCTGAAAATTCAAGGTTCTTTTGAATATACATGTTAGCCGTCTCACGCATGGCCTCAAACCACTCAAGTTGAGTGTAACCTCTAAGGGGTCCTGGATTGAGGAAGTGAGTTCCGTTAGGTGTGTGGGCTAGCCATTCTGGCGCCGGGTTGTTGTCAAGTAGATGACGTGCAGTTAAGCCTATCATCTTGTTGTTGTGACAGTTGTAGTGAGTCACAATGTCCGGCGCCAAATAGCTGCGTGGGATTAGCAGCTGGCGGGTGAACCCAGTG